GAGAATTGAGGCTCAATAGATTGAGATACTTGACCTAAAATGAATGCTGAGCTTGTTGTAGGAGCTACTGCTAACAGGGTGCTATTACGTCTGCCGTACCCTTTAAGCAATTCAGGCTCTCCTAGTAATTCAGCTAGTTCTCTAGATGCTTTGTAAGCTTTCTTCTTAATAAAACGGTGCATACGAACATTCATTTGTGATGCTTCTACACTTTCAAATGGAATCATATTAGATTGATAATATGAATGTAATCCGAGCGAACCTAATCCGAGAGCACGATGATTCTTAGCGAAGTTGTAAGCACGTTCCATATAAATGAAAGCATTACGCTTTTCCTCATCATCTGAGTCTCGTAAAGATTCTAAGTCGGTAACGAATTCAGAGATTACAGCATCTAAGAAGTAAACCATTGTTTCAACTGCATCAGTATCTTTCCATTCATCGAAGTACAATAGATTCATTGACGATAAACAGCATACAAATGATTCTTTTGCATTATTTGGCAACATTATTTCTGAACACAAGTTAGAGTGATTAATCAACATGCCTAATTCTTTGTACACATCTACTGTATTATTATTAACCGTATCGTGGAAGAAAATATATGGGTATCCAATTTCTACACGACTTTGAATTACCTTAGCCCATACTGTACGTTTCTCATAATCTCCAGCAATCATTTCTTTCATCCACTTGTCAGTAACGGTTACACCATGAGTCAACTTTTGAATAGGATTTCCTTCACTGCCTATTTTTAAGAATTCTAAAATGTCATCATGGTCAATTGGCAGATAAGGAGAAAATGCTCCGCGTCTCATGCTGCCTTGGCTCGCGATATCCACTAGCTTATCAAACATATCCATGAAGTGAACAGCTCCAGATGATTTGCCATTGTTCTTAATTTCTGCACCACGAGGTCTAATATTCCCAAAGAAGCCAGAAGTACCTCCACCAAACTTGCTCATCATACCTACTTCTCCATGGGTATATAAAATACTGGACATGTTATCTTGAATATCACTACCAAAACATGAGATACTTAAACCCTTCTTATTACCAAAGTTAGACCATACTGGAGATGATAATGAATAGTATCCTTTGCCTAAGTAACCATAGAATTTATCAGAGAATCCCTCAATCCCTAAAATTTTCTCTGCATAATCAGAAATCTCACGCATACGCTGTTCAGCAGAAACTCCCTCTTTTAAATAACCACCATTTAAAAAATTTCTGCTATTATCATTTAGCCATTCGAATGCCATATTATAAAAAACTCCTTTATTAAATAAGATTTTACTGACAGTTTTATAACATGTCAAGGTTGGTTGTTATTAAGATATTGCACTTTCAAGTATTTCATTTATTCTATTATAATCCCAATATGGGATTCTTATTAATAGTAGGTCATTAGCTTCTGCGTAACTATTCTTTAGTTTATCACTTTCTAGAATTCTTTGAAACTCGGAATTTCCTCCCCATGCTTCTATAGGTTTGAAGTGTTGTTGCCCATCATATTCAATCAATATTTTTAATGTTCCATTTTCATTAAAGATTCCAAAATCATATCTGAGCAACCCTTGCATTTTTAAATCGGGAAATGCAACCTGTTTTTTAAATTCTATATTGTTTGATTCCAGATATTTACTTATAGCATCCTCGCCCTTGGAGCCAAAACAATGGGGACATCTATTTCCTTTTAAAAAATTATTGGGAGTTGATGCAAATATATTTCCACAGGTATTATGTTTGATATTAAGTTTTTTTATTGCTGTTATATACTCATCTAAAAAGGTATATTCATTACCTACCAAATCAAATACTTCTCTTGTAAAATCAGAATTACTTTTTCTTTGCTCTGCTCCACGACATTTTCTACACCTGTTGCCAGACTTAAATCTACGTGGAGATACTTTATACACATGACCGCAAACATTGTGTCTTACATTTATTTTGGTTTCTGTATCGATATATGATTCTAAGAAGCTATATTCATCACCAACTAAAATGTCTATGCTTGCTAAAAACTCGTCATTGGAGAGAGCTTTCCTTCCCTTGTTTGCACATTTTGAACATCTCGTGCCATTTCGTAGAAAAGCAGAAGGACTAACTTTATAAATATTGCCACAAGAGTAATGAATTATTTCTATTGGTGTATGAGTAGATACATATTTTTCTAAGAATCTATATTCATTCCCAACTAAATTATATACTTCTTTAATAAAACCGTCTTCTGTTTTCTTAATTGACCCAAAACATTTTGGACATCTTTTGCCACTATTAAAATTAGCTGGAGTGACTGAGTACTCGTGACCACACGTATTATGCCTTACTTTTATTTTAGTTTTTGCCTTTACGTATTCTTCTAAGAATGTATACTCATCCCCGACAGTTGCAAAAACTCTATCTTTGAATTTATCGCCATAAGAAGTTTTCATAGTTAGAACAAGTCTAAGGCTGTAATACTCTTCTGTCTTTTCGTGTAGTTGACGCTACGTTTATCAAAGAAGTCAACATGCTTTGTGCTCAGTAATTCATCACTAAACCAATCAGTTTTCTCTACCATCTTCTCATCTACTTCAAAAATAGCATCGAAACCAGTACTCACTAAAGAGCCATTCATTCTGTTCTTAACAAATTCTTTAACCAATGCTTTAGGTAAAAAGTCTAAATCTCCTAATTCATAAATCCATTCCAGAACTTCCTCTTCGGCTTTGTACGTATTGCGACAAGCTTCATATACTTTTTCAGACATTTCTTCATCAAAGTATTCTGGATGTTCGTTGCGAATAATATTTACCAGTTCAATACCGAACAGACCATGTAATTGTTCTTCTTTAGAAGTAGCTTCAATTACATTCGATACACCTTTGAATAAGTTTTTATGTTTATTAAATGACATCATAATCAAGAATTGTGAGAATAAAGATACATGCTCGATAAACAATGAGAATAGAATCAGTGATAGTGTAAAGTCTTTATTGTCCTCAGTCTTAAGATACTTAAGAGATTGTTTTAAACTGTTAACTCGATTAGATAATGCTGGAATCTGCTCAATCTTATCAAACTCATCATTCAATCCTAATATCTCTAAAAGATGAGAATAGGCATCATGGTGTCGAACTTCTGACTCGCCAAATGTTGCGCCAACAGCTCCTACTTCTGGCTTGGGCATACGCTCATCTAAGCGACCCCAGAAGTTTTTAACGGTAACTTCAACCTGTGAAATTGCCAGCATAGCATTCTTAATTACATTACGTTCCTGTTCGGTAATATTAGTATGATAGTCGTTAATGTCTGATGTGAAATTAAATTCAGTGTGTAACCAATAGGAATGCTGGACAGCCTCTTTATAGTCAAGTAATTCTGGATACTCATAAGGCTTCAAATTAGTTCGAGATTTGAAAATATCTAATTTACGCTCTTGACTGCGTTTATCTCGATAGATAATGTATGCTTTTGCAGTAGCTTTATACTCTGAGTTTAACAGTACTAATTCTACAATATCTTGAACTTCCTCTACTGATAAAATATCATCATTGTGGCGGTTATTTAAAATTGCAGTCTGAACCAATATCGCAAAGCCTTTAGCATCATCCAATCCGAACTCACCTGTTTCCAATCCGGCTTTGTGGATAGCATTAATGACTTTCTCTAATTTGAATTCTACTACTGAATTGTCTCGTTTTTTAATTGATTTTAACACTAATAAATCAAATCCTCTCAAATATATTTATGATATAATATAATACTCTATTAGTCTTCTAGTAATTCCTTGATTAGTTCAACTGATTGTACTCCATTTAATTTAATTTGTTGACCACCATCGTCAATCAGTAAAACAGGAACACCAGATAATCCGTACTTTTCAATGGCACTTTCATCTATTGCAATATCAATTGTATTAAACTCAATGCCTTCATTTTCTAAGATATTTTGCATTGTGTTACAGAGTGGACATACCGGGTTTGAACGCTTAATTAGAGTTAGTTGGTTTTTCATAAATAAATCATCCTTTTCTTTTTTAAATTATTTTTCTTACATTATTATTATACAAGTCTTATTTATTTTGGTCTAAAAGGTTTCGCCATATTTTTAATTTTTTCTTTATTTGATGTTTTTTCTTGCTATGCTTACAATATTTAAGAGCTGTCTCCAATTGGCTAATACGATAGGTTGCAGCACTAACTATAAAATAATCCTCACTAATATACATTTGATTCGCAGAACAACCTCTAATTACATCCATATTTATTCCTCCTTAATACATTTCAAATTCTTCGGCTTGAATAGTTAAAATAGTTTCATCGTTAAACATTACATCTAGTTCACCATCTCTTCCCACAAATGAGGCAGAAGTAATAACACAGTTTTGATTAACATATTCAGACCATGCCTGTTCTTCTCCTGTAGGAATAAATTTTCCAATTAAACCTATTGGACTTACAACTTTCATGCAATCATCTCCTTTACAGTAAAGTAATTATTAAAAAATTAGATTAAAGGCTCCTATTCCTAAACCAAATAAAGCAAGAATAATAAGCACAAAGTGCTTGCCGGAAGGCGGCTCGCCTTTAATATTTAAATCCCAAGCAACATAGAAAGACAATAAACTAGATACAATAAGCAATGTCATAATTGGAATCATTGGTTTTCATTCTCCTTTACAATATTATTAATGATATAATCTCCTATTTCTTCAGTAGACATAGTTCCAGTATCAAAACTAATTAATTTTACTGCATCGCTAGTTTGTAATAATACTTCATTATATTTTTTTAAGATAGGTTTAATTTTATTAGACTTAACATAGTCGTCTCCGCGTGATTCTAGTCTCTCTTTAATAGTATCGTAATCTGCATAAAGATAAATAATAGTTGAACCTTTTGGATAGCATTGCTCTAATGAGAATCTCTCTGAACTAGATAAAATGGCATAGTCATTATACAAACTCGCATATACTGCATTACTATAAATGAATCTATCAAAAATAATATCTTCTTTTTTATTGTCAAATATCATTTGAGTAAATTTTTGCAATAATTCCTGATGGGTACATTGTGATAGCTCAAAGCTACTGCCACGTAAAACTTTCCATCCTAGTTTCTCTTGTAAATACTCAATTAGCGTAGTTTTACCTACAGCATCGCTTCCCTCCAAGATTAAATACATATATCAATTTCCTCCTTGTAATTTTACTTTAGTAACTCTTGTTATTCTATGTGGTACGTTAGGAAACTCATAGATAATTTCATCTCCATATCTACGTAAAGCTTCCATGCCATTTTCTCGCAAGAAATCATCCGCCTCTTCAAAAGAAGAATGCCCTTTATCAGAAATCCAACTCTCTCTGCCATCTTTATGTGTTACTACATACATTTCTTTTGTGGGCTGTTGTTTTTCTGGGATTTCTACTGTGGTTTCAATAAATTCTCCGTCAATATTTTCTACATGCTTTAACCCTTGAATGTTAATTGTTAACCGTAAATCTCGCAATCCTGTCTTCTGCATTACTTGATACAAAGTAGAACTAATTCCATCTATCAGCATTTTATCTGCATCATCATATGAAACATCTACTATTTTCTTCATAATATCACTCCTTATTTATATTTAAAGCATAGAACTGATGTCCTATGCTTATATTATACAGTGATTATTTAATTTAGTCTAAAAGACTATCGATATTTTTTATTAAAAGTAAAATTTGTATAATTAATATGCCAGTGCCCTAAATTTAGTTGCCAATCTAAGCATGTGTGTTCTTTTACTCCGCGTTTGGCTCCATTAGTATGAATGCCCCATTGACGTTTAGTATTAATATCAGGGTCATTAGGATAATCTAATTTATTTTGCTTTCTGATATTTCTATGGCTGCATAAATAAATATTTTTACTATCTTTATCAAACCAAAGATTTAAATACCAGTCACCTTTAAAAAAATGTTTCAGTTTATTCATATTACTCTCCTTTGATGTAAATCATAATTGCTTCTTGGAAATCTAGCTCATTAAATTCTTCTTTGGTTTTTTGTTCTAGAATAGCAAACTCTTCTTCTGTTAGCTCTGCTTTCCAACTATAATATTTTTCTGGATATAAATCTGAATAAATACAGTCTTCTAACATTGTCATACATTCATCATAGTCATCCGGAAATGTCCATATTCTATCGTCTTCAATCCATATCTCTTCTATTACTATTTTATCAATTGCACCTAATCCATATGCAAAATCACTAAAATTATCTGCAGGATACATAAATTTAATTGGTAACTCTGGATTATTAGCAATTATCTTTTGCAGTAATTTTTCTTGTTTCATATAGTTACACTCCTCCAATTGCTGTTTCAAACCAATGTAATCATCAATAGCAAATAATAAATTTTCTACTTCTCTATAGGTCTTACGGTTTGATACAGTGCCTTTTATACTTATTTCAGTCATCGTAATTGAGATTCGTCGTATTCTTCAAATGTAATAAAAGTAGAACAATTATGCATTTTCCCGTTCTTGAAATATTTTTTCCAAACATCTCCTGAGTCTTCTCCCTCCCCATATAACAAGAATAAAACATCTGGGAATAGTTTAGATAGAACTCGCATATCATCTACATGGTCATACCATTTTACGTCATCGATTCTCATGCCATCTTCATCAATTGCATAGTCGAATCCTTCAAAATGAATCTTTCCCATATTCCATTGGTCATATATTTCATTAATAGTTATATTTCCTTCTATAATAGATAATTCATAACTTGTACAATAGCCCATAACATCATTCTCCTTTTTCTTCTACACTAATAATAAAATTATAGTTATCTTCAAATGGCTTAATCGTTTTAGAAATCTGTTCTCCACACATGGGACAAAAGTTAAATTGCACGGTTTCGCTAAATGGATTAACAATTACGCTCTCTTTTCCAGCGGCATGCAGTCTCTGTTCATAATCAATCCCGACCATCGTATTGTCATTGTGGGCATAGCCATATAAAGAGAATCCGTAATAGCTAGTATAAAACTGGTCTGGATAATCTCCTAGTGACTCCTCTAAATTATCATCAGCCATAGTGCTCCTAGCAGCCCAGTTAATAGTTTTTTCTTTATATCCTTTTATTAAAGCGTTACAAAAACTGCACATAGTATTACTCCTTTATTAATAAGATTTAGATAATGTGATAATTTTAGCTATAGCTTGTTCTTCTTTACCATTATTATTTATAAAATAAATGTCATCTGAATCTTTTTCATAATCATTGATAGCTAAATAAGATTCTGCGCTACTCTTTTTATCATAATAATTATTGATATCTACTGCCGATTCCCATATATCTTTAAATTTACCATTCTGCTCTATTGTGTGCCCATGGACAATAATATATACATCAAACATTATTTTTCCTCCTTAAAAATAATTTCATTCCAACCTATTGGTGAGCATATATAAAACTTATCTTCTAATTGCACTACATCACCGACACTCAAACTATAGCTGCCAAAGCTGTCTGGATGATGTATATTAAACTCTGTATATATGCTATCCAAAATAGCAATGATGTGTTCAAAAACATCTTTTACAGGTGAGTCATACAGCCCACGATAGGTACACAAATAATCTAATTTATTCACATATTCTAATTTATCTGTATCTTCAATAAGACGTCTCTTAGACAATGTTGATACCGGACGTTGATAAATTTTGTACTCTAAATAATTTTTGGTAATCATATCTTTCCTCCTAATTGCTATCCGATAAAATCTGACTTTTATTGGATGTTTTGGTAAAAATAATCCCTTTAAACAAAGGAGAAAATGACTATAAAATATATGAAAAAGTCACTTTCTCCTCGAAAAGATTTTATTGGAAAGTCTTATAACTCTTTAAACATGCGTAAATTCTTCACATCTGAATCAGCTATCCAGTCTGTTTTGCCTTCCTGTGTTACCATGTGGTTCTTACTTTCGTCTAATGCATTGGCAGTTAAATGGTACTTTTCTTCAAATAATTGAAAGCTATATCCTTTTTTAACATACACTGCCATATTTGGAGTTTGTTTAAAAGAACGTAAGTAGTATTTTTGATTACTCCCTTTTATGAGCAATCTTGGGATAATGGTCTTGAATGATACATCATTAAGTTTTGTAGATAGAGTTTTTATCTTTTCTTTTCGCTCTTTATCTTCCATTTTAGATTTAACTACATGAGAATACCATGTAACTGTAATGGTAATTGTATGGTCTTTATCATCATTATGATAGAGACGTGCATCAAATAAAGTATTATTATCAATATGTTTAGTGACAATACGTGCAATCTCTGTTGTTTCTGTTTTATCTTCTAGGTCAAACTTGACAAAACTATCTCCTTTCTCTGCTGATGATAGGATTTGTGTCATTAGCTGTTCCAAAACCATATTGCATTCCTCATGTAATTTTTCTTCATGTTTAGCTTTACCGTTTTCTGTAATCTTTAATACTTCAAAAATATCTAAAAAATTATTGTTTAACATACTATTTCTCCTTATTTTGGAATCATATCAATATAAAAGTATTGCCCAAACTCATCTGCACTTTTACTAACAATTAAATCCCAATTATTTTTATTGTTTGAGCGAGTATAGCGGAAGAATTCATTCTTTACTAGATGAAATACTGTTAAAAATAACTCTTCATCATAGTTACCTTTTACATTATACTGTAAACAAAACTGCTTGTAAAGTTCTTTTAATGATTCAAACTTAATATTTTTATCATCATAATAAAAACGAATTTCCTTTTTGCCTAATGATAGTTCATCTTTAATAATATCAATGATAACATCATTAAATAGTGGTGTAAAGAAAATATTTTTGCAGTAATGATAAGTGTATTTAATTGAAAAACTAATTTTATTATTTAAGACAGACAATTTTTGTTGTAATTCTAATTTATTTTTATATTTAGCCAAGACTATTCCTCCCCATGAGCGTAACTTGGTTCATCTTTATCTGTACGATGTGAAATATATACTGGATATTCTAAAGACAATAAATCATTATTTTGATTACCACTCTCTTGTTCATGAGAAATTTCAATTATAGTGCCTAAATACTTTTCTTGATTATTCCAAGCATCATGACGCACATCATCAGGCATAATGCCACATTTTACAACATTGCCTTTATACTCTAATAAGAAGGCTCCTAAAGTGCCTTTGTGCTTACCTGTTGATTTACCTTCTTCAAAACCGTTTACTCGTAAATCACTTGTGTATTTCTTCTTAATTTTAAGAATATGGTCTGTTTTATCTTTTTTATATGGTTTATCTAGATTAGCCATTAATCCTTCTCCGCCACGCTCCACTACTTCATCTAATAAGTCAAAAATAATCTTTTCATCTTTACCAACATACAAAGTTTCGGCAATATGAATATTATCTGAGACTAAATTGTTGACAGGATTGTCTTTTTTTCGCTCAAAGTAGGTACGAGATGATTCAGGATTAGAAAATTCTTCGTGTAGTAAGTGGTCAAATATCATATAATCTAGCTTTTTATCTGGTTCATCACTGCTTAGTATCTTCATGGTTTCCTGTAAAACATCGCGTAGTTTATACTCATGGCGATTTTTGATAATAAGTTCGCCTTCATAAATTCCCATAGGAAGCCGCTTTAAATCTTCTGTGATATCATTCAATCCTTCAAAGACTTGATTCTGACGCGACTTGATAGTAACGCCATCAGAAGAAATCACTGCAATGCCACGAATACCATTAAATTTTTCTGAAATCATTTTGTCTTCATTTTGATATTTCTTGGCATAATCAGAATATGATTTACCACGTTGAATCATGAATTCTTCAATAAGATTATAGCCTAAAGCTTTATTTACAGACTTAGCTGTAACTCCTAGTTTAAGAGTCTTAGTGATAGATGCAGAAGCCCAGTCTTGAAGATGCTCTGGTAGCGATAAAATATATGAAGCGACATATAGTACGTCCATATCTTTGCCAGTATTATTTTGACGTAGGTAATTAAAGACACTAAAAATATCCCATTCTACATTTACATCTACTCCTCCTGACTGTAAAGATTTATTCAGTTTCTTAGTCTGAACACCAAACACAACCAATTTGTCTAATAATACTTTAAGATAATTTAAAAAGTCCTTATCATCTTTGTGCTGTTTAATAAAATCAATTTTATCATTCTTTCCTGAGATATCTTGAAGCCGAGTGCATAAATCGAATAGGTGCTGTTCTGTTGTCATATTATTTATCCCCCAAATAATTGATAATTTTAGTTAAATACTGTTGCAAATCTTTCATTTCGTTGACGCCAAGTCCTATAGGACTACCATCATCATTAATTTCTACATACAGAATATCTTTTAAAATTTTATTTTCTTTAACCCACTCCCATGATTCATAATTACATTCAATTTCAATTGAATCACCATCATATTCAAAAAACAGTTTATCCTTAGTAAGATGCCAATTTTCTGGCTTGCTTTTTTCAGTTTCTATTTCTGCATGAAGGCTTCTGATATTTTCTTGCATGTTTGCTAATTGTTTCTGTAACTGTTGTAATTTTTCTGTTGTCATATTAATATTCCTCCTTTAAAATATCAATCATTTCTTTTTCAGTGAATGTAATTCCTGTTGATGTCGGATATGGAGAATGGTTCATAAAACGGAATAGCATACCATAAAAAATTCCATCTCGGTATTCTAGCATCATGCCTTTTAAAAATAGAATCATACCATTTTGCATTACCATTCCAGAAGGTCTCCCTTGTAAGTCTGGTTTTAGTAAGCATAGTTCATCTTTATCATTGTAATATAATTGTTGTGTTAAGCGTGGTAATGTTTTTGTCATTTTACTCTCTCCTTTTTTATAAGCTTATCATAATCATTGCTGTTATAATTACTATTGCCCCAATCCCACAAATAAGAAGAATATTCTCCCAAGATAAGTCCTCTTTATCTCGCATTGTCTCTGGTGTTGGTGTGTAATCATCAATGCTTGTTTGTGCTATAATATTTTTCTCAGGTTTCGCACTTACTGTATCTAAATAGTCTTGCATAAGTGGAATATTTTTATATTGATATTGCTGAAGCTCTTCAAAAGTATCTAATCCTTCAAAATGATTTAAGAACCAATCATTAATAGCACTTTGACGGTCTTGTTCTGCTGTATCATAAAACTTCTTGTGGTAGTTTACATAGTATACTACCTCACCATCTGCTTTTAATCTTACTTCATTAATAGGTAGATAGGTCTTAATAGAAGGAATATATAAGTTATCTCCAACTCGCAATCTTTCTTGATTAACATCTCCTTCCCACAGTATGCATTCTCCATTTAAAATCAATGTCCCATATAACTTTGAGTTCTTTATGGCTTCTAGCCATCTTTCACAATATTCTTGAGCCCAAATTTCATATTTGTGGTAGAAATAGTTATCGGACAATAAACTATTAAGTTCGTCCTTACTGTTTAGGTAAGCCTCTTTAAAATATTGAAACCCTATGCTCTTATTTTTCCACCCTACTTGATATCTATCGCATTTTACAATAGCATAATGCTTACTCATAATAACCTCCTAGGTTTTATTTATAATATATGTTTATATGAATATTATATATTATGTATAAGAAGGTGTCAAGCACCTTCTATTAATTATTCTAAATGTTCCATATTCCAATCCTCAAAATTCACAGGCATATCCCATTCGTACTCATCTTCAAATAGCTGGGCATCAATATAATAACATTTAAAAAAACCTACTGTCTTACCTCTTAAAATTGAAAATAATGAATACATATCTACATAACTATCTGCAAAGACCATTTTACCATTAAAATAGATAGCTTCATAATCATCCGTATAGACTTGAATAATATCCACTGTTTCCATATTATTCTACTCCTTCAGAGTGGAAAACACTATCAAAACCATATTCTAATTGAACTGTGTTTTCATTGTTATAAATTAGCCCGTAAAAGATAAATTTAATTTCTTTATTATTAAGGGGCTGTGAATATAGTGTTCCCAGAGAATTAGCATAAGAAATGTAGTTAAGCATCATTTTATCCATGAGATGGTCTACAATCGTTTGAACAATTAAACTTTTCTTTGTTAGCAAATCATTGTCTGTATATGAGTTAAATAATTCAAATACTACTTGCTGCTTATCGATGATGAAACTATTATTATCTTTATTAATAAAAATTTTAGAATCACCTTTTGGTATGCTACGCTTTTCTATGAATTTACTATCTACTGCACACCATTCTTTTATCTTTTTATTTAATTGACTTTGTATATTAGCAATAATATCAATTTTAACATTACGCATTTGATTTATATAGTCACTCCTTATAGATTACTTTAAACTTCCTATAACTCTAATCTGAATATTATGTCTTCCTATTTGAGATGCTCTGGCTTCAGACTCCACTAAGATGTCAGCCTTAAAACCTTTAATTGCACCGCCTGTATCCCCAACAACTGCTGTAAATGTCTCATTTGGAGTTTTGACTTCAACTAAAGACCACAGTGGCACAACATTAGGGTCTAGTGCTATAATTCGATATCCTTGGTAATAGATTGTGTTTTTAACATTAATCCCTACGGCTGTAACACCTGAACAGCCATTGCAATCATTTCCGTAGTATGAGCCATTAAAAGTCATCCATCCGGACTGATTTGAAGTGTCAACTTTATTTTTAGATTGTTGATTAGTATTTCTATTCTGTTGGGCAGTTTGTTGTTTCTGCTTATTAGCTTGTGTAATTTCTGCCTGACGTTTTTGCTCAGCAATTCTTTTTTGCCTAGCAATCTCTTGTTGACGCTTTATTTCTTGCTGTCTCTTAATCTCAGCTTGACGTTGACGTTCTAATTCTGCTAAACGCTCACGTTCGATGCGCTCTTTTTTAATAGCTTCGGCTTTATCTTCAATATTAATTACTTTATCCATATATTGATGATATGGATTAGACTCTTTCAAGTCATCAAAATCTATTTTGTATTCAGATTTGTCCTCCTCTTTAGATTTCTCATTTGAAGCCAACAGTAAAGCTCCTCCTGAAATTAATAAAGCTGATGTTACTACCACAGACGTTTTCTTGAATACTTTTTTCATAATTTGTTCGCTTATTCTACATTGTTAGTTCCCATTCACCATATTGATTGTCACTGACAAGATGGCTATGCAGATTAGCTTATCTTCCCTTCTATTTTAGATTTTGGTTTATTGCTTATTTTAGAAAGCATCACCTCCTTTCGATATGAGGTATACTAATATATTAACAAATCATAGATTCAATGTCAACTATTTAAATTCCAATCTCCA